AGACATTGTGCCACTCGCACTATTGCATATCGAAAAACTACTTGACGGTATGCAGTCATGTGTGGTAAACACTGTGCATGATTCGATTGTGATTGACGTTCACCCAGATGAAGAAAGGAGATGCATTGACATAATACACGAGACTAACAAGGCTTTGCCTGACTTGATTACCTTACGTTGGGGATTGGTATTCAATGTTCCACTGGAACTAGAGGCAAAAATTGGCCCCAATTGGCTTGACACTAAAGACGTGTCGTGATATAACTATGGCTTTACTAACTCAAAAGAAGGAGTATAAAATATGGAACTAACAACTATTGACACAAACAACTATGCAGCAATGGCGAAAGCAATGGGCATTGCCAACGAAGGTGCAAGTGAGCGTAAGCAAACAAGCACTCTCGCTCGTCTTCGCATCAACCACTCACCTGTTATGGGAGAGGCAGATGTGAATGGCAAGAAGGTGAACATGGAAGTCGTAAGTGGTGGCACATACAAACTGGAGATTCCAGATGGGCCAACATATTATGCGGAGTCCGTGAAGATTCGCCCATTCCTGCAACGGTTCATGTATAAGCGTTTTGTTCGTGGCATGGGCGATAGCCCTAACCGCTATGTCAAGACCGTCATGGCTGACAATCTGAATGTTGACTTGAAGGACAATGATGGTGGCTTTAACTGCGGTAAACCTGCTGGCTACATTCAGGACTTCAAGGCACTGCCAGAGAAGACACAGGAACTCATCAAGCAGATTAAACGAGTGCGTGTAGTGCTTGGCACAGTTGAACTGGTCAACGCAACTGACGCAAGCGGTAATGCTGTTGATGTAGATGAGATGCCATTCATCTGGGAGATTGATAATCGTGATGCCTTCAAGAATGTAGGCACTGCCTTTACCAAACTCGCAAAGATGAAGCGTCTGCCTGTGCAGCACATCATCACTGCCAACACAGAGGAGCGTAAAATTCCTACTGGTGCAGTGTTCTACCTGCCTGTAGTATCTCTTGATATATCCAGCACACTGGAACTGACAGAGACAGAACAGACTATGTTCGCAGACTTCATGCAGTGGGTGCAAAACTACAACGAGTACATCATTAATGCTTGGGCTGACAAGGCTAACTCGCATGATGATGATGACGATGAGGCTATCGTAGATGGCATCATTGACTTTGACGAGGAAGTGGAAGTAGCATAATGAACCATCCTGCTGAACTGGCGTTGCATCAATACATGGAGAACGCTGCTAATGGTAAGTCCACAATGTCGGACGACACCATCAAGCAGATAGGTCAAGATGTAATGGATGCAGTACAACGCCAGTTTGGTGGGGGCAATAAGCGTGGCGAGTTTCGTCTTCGTATGTCCAACATAGGAAGGCCAACTTGCCAACTCTGGTTTGAGAAGAACCAGCCAGAGAAAGCGTTGCCCTTGCCAACTACATTCGTAATGAACATGATGCTTGGAGACATCGTTGAGGCTGTCTTCAAGGGATTGCTAACAGAAGCAGGAGTAGAGTATGAAGATGCTGAACAGGTTACGCTTGAGATTGATGATGATACATCCGTCAATGGAACATATGATATTGTTATTGATGGTGCTGTTGATGACGTTAAATCCGCATCTAATTGGTCGTATCAAAACAAGTTTGAATCATTTGATAAACTAGCAGCACATGATTCCTTTGGCTATGTAGGGCAACTCGCTGGCTATGCCAAGGCATCAGGCAAACGTGCTGGTGGTTGGTGGGTAGTCAACAAAGCGAATGGTCAATTCAAGTATGTGCCAGCCACAGGTCTTGACATTGATAAGGAGATGAACCATATCAAGCAAACTGCACAGACGATTAAGGACAATAAGTTTGAGCGTTGCTTTGAGCCTACACCTGAAACATTCAGGGGCAAGCCTACAGGCAACACAGTCTTGAACGAGAACTGTATCTTCTGCGCTTATCGTTTTGCTTGCTGGCCTACACTGACAGAACGTCCTGCTGTAAAGTCACAAGCAAAGGAACCAAAGATGGTTCCGTATATCACATTGAGAGAGGAGTATAAATAACATGAGTGAAGAACTAGATACATTGCTTGAGGAAATTAAATCCACAGAAGCACATCTTGCTGAACTTCGTAAGGAGTATCGTGAGAAGCGCACTATGGGTTTGCGTGACGCTATCGCTGCACGGAACGAAGCGGATGCTGCCATCCGTGAAGAACTCAAAGCACTAGGCTATCGTTACACAGGCTTCCACACAGGTATCAACTGGCGTAACATTGCCTAACGCAAAACAATTTAGAGCAGCACGAAAGTATGGCTACCGTAGTGGTCTGGAACTCAAGGTATCTGACTATCTCAAGGAACTAAAGATTGACTTCTTGTATGAAGAGGTTAAGATTGAGTGGGAAGACCTTGCATACAGAACCTACACGCCAGACTTCGTGCTGTCTAATGGAATCATAATAGAAACCAAAGGTATGTTCACGGCAGCAGATAGGCGTAAGCATCTTGCCATTAAGAAGCAACACCCGAATCTGGACATACGGTTTGTATTCGAGAATAGTAGACGCAAGTTGCGTAAAGGAGCAAAGTCAACGTATGGTGAATGGTGCATACGATATGGCTTTAGGTATTATGACCGCATCATTCCTGAAGACTGGCTCAAAGAGAAGGGCAAGAATAAACATCCCAAGTTTATTAAGTTCAGTGGTGACAAAGTGAAAAGGAGATGACAAATGGATACAGAGTTCTTTGAGTTTGATGATGATGATTATGTGGTTCGTGTAAGACCTACCGTAGTAAACAACGAGTGGACAGGCGAGATTGACATCGCCATTGTAACAAGCGCAGACAACAGTCTTAATGACGAGAGTTATAGTCAGATGATGCACTTCACAAAGATGATGTGTGCCACTGTACCTCTCATGGAAGCGAATGAAGATATGCGTAATTATGTTCACACATATGTCATGGAAGAGATTGACAACATTATGGAACCTGTGGTAGAAGAACAGGAAGTAACTGTTACACAGGAAGGTGGTAACGTGATTAGGTTAAACTTTGGAACACGAACAAAGGGGAGTGCTTGATGACAGACTACAACAAGATTATGAAAGAGATTGAAATGAAGCAGCAATGGAAAGATGTAGTATGGGATAAAGAACAGCAAGCCTCTGTTCAATCCGATATGGTAAACTCTCCACCACATTACAATCAACAGGGCATTGAATGCATTGATGCTATACATGCTGCCTGTGGAGATGGGTTTGAGTACTATCTCCAAGGTAACATTATGAAATACCTATGGCGGTATCGTTACAAGAATGGTAGCGAAGACCTGAAGAAAGCCAGATGGTATCTGGATAAACTCATTGAGGTACACGATGAAAGTTAAAGTCTACATTACTATCGACATTGACCCTGAAGAATATCCAGTGCCAGCAGATGAGGATGTAGCCATTGAGATTGAGGATGGCATACGCGAGTACTTCTACGAGATAGACGGTGCTAATATTAAACATATACGAACATTACAGGAGTGACACCATGAATAACTATTTACCTACAGACTACCAGAACTTCATTGCGTTGTCTCGCTATGCACGTTGGAAAGAAGATGAACAACGGCGAGAGACTTGGCAAGAGACAGTATCACGATACTTTGACTACATGGCAAAGCATCTACGTGTAAGGCATGGGTTTACACTATCAGATGAACTGCGCGGCGAACTGGAAGAAGCAGTGCTTACACAGCAAGTCATGCCCAGCATGAGGGCATTGATGACTGCTGGCCCTGCTCTTGACCGCTGTCATGTCGGCGGCTACAACTGTTCCTATGTTCCAGTTGATAGTCCACGTGCTTTCGATGAGACTATGTACATTCTTATGTGTGGTACAGGGGTAGGCTTTAGTGTCGAGCGTCATCATGTAGAGAAACTACCAATCGTGAACGAAGACTTCCATGAGACAGACACAGTAATCAAGGTAGGTGACAGTCGTCCGGGCTGGGCAAAGTCACTGAAGGAACTGATTGCTATGCTGTACACTGGACAAGTTCCCAAGTTTGATGTGTCAGAGGTACGCCCTGCAGGTGCGAGGCTCAAGACATTTGGCGGCAGGGCATCTGGTCCACAGCCTCTTGTTGAACTGTTTAACTTCTGCATTGAGAAGTTCAAAGG